GCTTATAATTAGTAGTAATAATCATCACAAGAATAACATGGAAAAGAAAATGCTTAGAGAAATTGCTAATGACAATCAAACACCAAAGAAAAGAGATTATAAGTTAGAAGGTGAATTATATGAAAGAATTGAAGATGGAGTAGAAACTGATTGGGATACTGATGGTCCTATACCTTTAGCTGAATTTTAACTATAAATAAACCAGGATATATATTATTTACAATTATAGGTAAATATGCCTCTACAAAGGGTAAGTCAAGGTTTTAAAGATATTAGTATGACGTTTCAGACTAATCCTCTGACGAAAGATCTTATTGCATTAACAAATGTTTCTGCAATTAATAGATCTTTAAAGAATATTGTCTTTACTTATCCCGGAGAAAAATTCTTTGATCCAGAATTTGGTTCTAAGATATCCAGAGTACTATTTGATAACATTGATCCAATTAATGCTATTAGAATTAAAGCTGAATTAAAGTATTCCATTACCAGATATGAACCAAGAGTTAGGTTGATTGCGGTAAATGTTAATCCTGATTATGAACAAGGTTCGTTTGATGTAGTTATCATATACGAAATAATTGGTATTCCAGCATCTCGCCAAAATTTATCTTTTGTATTGCAATCAACTTCTCAGTAAATGGCACTAATAAATTTCGCAAATCTGGACTTTCTCCAGATAAAAACTACACTTAAGAATTATTTAAAAGATAATTCTAAATTTACAGATTATGACTTTGAAGGGTCTAATCTATCAAGCATTTTAGATGTTTTAGCATATAATACGTATATTTCTTCATACAATGCCAATATGGTTGCGAATGAAGTATTCATTGATAGTGCTACATTAAGAGAGAATGTAGTATCATTGGCGCGAAATATTGGTTATATGCCAAGATCGAAAACAGCAGCACAAGCAGTTATTAGTTTTTACGTTGATACAACACAGATTACACCAAAACCATCAGTTATTACACTTAAAGCAGGACCAGTTGCAGCATCTGATGGTACTTTTGGTAATAATTCTTTTATATTTTCTATAAAAGATGATATTACAGTACCAGTTGTTGATAATATTGCTGAATTTGATTTAATTACCATATATGAAGGAAGTCTTATTCGAGAAGGATATGTTTATAATTCAAGAAATCCTAATCAAAGGTTTTTAATTAATAATATTGGTTGTGATGATGGATTAATTAATGTAACTGTTGGTACAAATGATAGTACTGCGAAAGAAAAGTATGCTTTCCAGAATAGTTTGTTTGATATTGATGGAGATTCAAGAGTTTTCTTCTTACAAGAGATTGAAGATGAAAGATATGAAGTTATTTTTGGTGATGGAATCTTTGGTAAGAAATTATCAGAAGGAAATGTAGTTATTATTGATTATATTAGAACAACTGGTGGTTCAAATGGTTTATCCAACTTTGCTTTTAATGGAAGGATGGTTTATACCAGGAATAGTGTTGAATATATTGTCCAATCAGGAATTTCAATGGTTTCCACTGATATTCCAGCAACTGGTGGAGATGTTATTGAGAGTGTTGATTCCATTAAGAAGTATGCACCAAGGATTTATGCCTCTCAGAATAGAGCATTAACAGCAAATGATTATGAAACACTAATTCCATCAAGAATTTATCCTGATACTGAGTCAATTTCTGTATTTGGTGGCGAAGAATTGATTCCACCGCAATATGGGAAGGTTTTTATCAGTATTAAACCAAGAATTGGTGAATTTTTACCTAATTTGATCAAAGAAAACATCAAAAGAGACCTTAAAAAGTATGCAGTTGCTGGAATTGTTCCAGAAATACTTGATCTTAAGTATCTTTACCTTGAAGTAGACTCAAAAATCTATTATAATACGAATTTAGCACCTTCATCGTCTGCTGTAGGTACAATTATTCAAAATAATGCTGAAACTTACGCCGATTCTAGTGAGTTAAATAAGTATGGTGCAAGATTTAAGTATAGTAAATTCTTAAAAATTGTTGATGATAGTCATGCTTCTGTAATGTCTAATATTACAACATTAAAAATGAGAAGAGATATTAGACCTGCTTTGAATGCTATCGCTGAATACCAAGTTGGATTTGGAAATCGATTCCATATTAATAACCTAAATGGTTATAATATTAAATCTTCAGCATTTAAAGTTATTGGAGTTCCATCTGACGTTTATCTATCAGATATTCCTAATACTAATAGAGAAACCGGATCATTATTCTTATTTACAGTTTCAAATGCATTATCAACCGATGCAACTATTATAAGAAGGAATGTTGGTACAATTGATTATATTGATGGAATTATAACACTTAATCCTATTAACATCCAATCATCATCAAAAACAAAAGATGGACAAGCAATTATTGAAATTAGTGCATGTCCTTATTCAAATGATGTAGTTGGATTACAGGATTTGTATTTACAACTAGATATTAGTAACAGTGTATTTGATATGGTAATTGACCAAATATCATCCGGTTTAGATCCTTCAGCATCAAATTATATTGTCTCCTCTAGTTACAGTAACGGATATTTAGTACGATCATAAAATGACACAAAGCAGAGTCCCATTAAGAACAGTTGTTAAAAATCAACTGCCACTTTATGTTAAAGATGAGTTTCCTCTCATTAGTGATTTTTTATCTCAATACTATCTTTCTCAAGAATTTCAAGGTGCTCCTCTTGATTTAATTCAAAATATTGATCAGTATGTTAAATTAGATAATAATGCTAATAATATAGAATCTACTATATTATTATCTGATATAAACGATTATGAAAGAACTATTGGAGTTTTTAATACAGAGGGATTTCCAAAAGAATATGGTCTTATTCGGATTAATAATGAGATTATAACATATAAATCAAAAACTGATGTTAGTTTCACAGGATGTACTCGTGGATTTGCTGGAATTGCAGATGATATTAATGGCGATTTAATTTTTACTGAAACAGAATCAGCATATCATAAATCTGATGCTACTGTAGAAAATTTAAGTATACTCTTCTTAAAAGAATTTCTAAAGAAAACAAAATATCAACTTCTTCCAGGTCTTGAGGATAGAACTCTTTATACTGATTTAAATAAAAACCTTTTTATTAAACAATCTAAAGATTTTTATAGTTCAAAGGGAACAAGTGAGTCCTTTAAAATTCTCTTTAAATCTTTATATGGTGTAGATGTAGAAGTAATTAAACCAAGCGATAGTCTTATTGCTCCTTCAGCACCTCTTTATAAAGTTACTAATGATTTAATTGTTGAACCAATATCAGGAGATGTTCAATCAGTTGAAGGTTATACACTATTTGAACATTCTTTTGATAATTTAATTGAAAAGGCTTATTCTCCTATTACTAACGTTGAAAAAGTATTTGTTAGTGGTGCATCAACAGATTATTATAGATTAAGTATTGATTCAACTTTTGTTAGTGATAGTACTTTTGGTGGGGCAGAATATGGAACATTTACTCCTCATCCCAAAACAAAATGTATAGGAGATTATTCTTCTGGAGCATTAACAGTTAATGTTGATTCAACCGTAGGATTTCCAACTTCTGGCGAATTATATGTACTCTATTCTGATAGAACAGCAGGAATTGTTTCATATACTTCAAAATCATATACTCAATTCTATGGATGTAGTGGAATTGAACAAAATATCTTAGATAATACTACTGTCGGTATTAATACATTCGCTACAGTTGATACTGATGAATTTACAGAAGTAAAAGTAAGAATTTCAACAGTTTTAAGTGATATTGAATATGAACAAGAAAATTATTATTATGAAAAAGATGATAGTATTGAAATAAAAACTTTAGGTATCGGTACTGCTGATGTTGTATCCAATTCTTTAATTTTTAATAATGCAACTTCATATGAAGTAAAGACAATAACTAAAATTAATAATTATGCCTTTAGATATAGAGTTACTTTTGAAAATGATCATATATTCAATGTTGGCGATACTCTTACTATTACAACTGGTGGATATAGTGCAAATGCAAAAGTTTATGGTATTAATACCGTAAAAGGTATTACAATAGGTGATCAAGGATCTCTTGATACTTATATTGAAGGTAATAATACTTTAACTATAACAAAAACCATTTTAAAAGCAGATACAAATAATTTTCCTTCTGCTAATGAGATATCAGCAAATGTACAGTTTGTTTATAAAGATAATGGTAATACTTTAGTAGCAGCACCATCTATTCCTTTCTATAAAGATCAAAAATTAAATGTTAAAAAGAACTTAATTACTTTTGAAGGAACTTTTAGTGGAGATACCTTTAAAGTCCTTATATCAGGTGATCATGGATTCTATACGGGAGATATCGTTTACTATACCCCACAGAAGACTACAAGCACCGTAGA